AATAACACCAACCATTTTACTGTGTCTAAACTTACCATTGAACTTCTCAATATCAGAAATATCAATGTAATTTTGTACACCAGCAATTACTTTATCTCTAATCTGTGATGGAGTTTGATCAGTAGAAGATCCATTGTAGTAAATTTTGCTGTTTAATTCGATATAGAGAATAGATGGATCAATAATTTCTGGTTCAACAGAAGCAACAGAGTATTTTTGTAATTCTGCTACAATGTTGCTCTTTGTTAGTGATGTCAAATAAGCAGCATCTTTCGGTTTCAGTACAATGAATACTTTTCCGTATTGTGGTGGGTCTTGATCCTCTCCTCCAAATATAATGATGTCGCTTGTGGCAGGATATATTCTGCGAATGATAGCAGAGTAATCATCAGCAGTAACGGCACGATCTTGTGTGCCATATGCTTTTGGTGCTGTATAGCGGATCTTCTCTGTACTCTCAATTTCTTCGCCTCCAGCAGCAGCAACCGTTGATGTAATGGATACGTCAAAAGAGTTGGGAGAGACACCTTGTGGGTTCTCTAAGACACCAGAGAAGACGAATGTACGCACACCGTTGCTCTCTGGACCAGAAGTGGTTAGGTAAGACACTTCCACCCTCGCACCATTCTCCAGTGCCTTACCTAAAACACCATCACCAAAGAGTAATTCATACCTTTCGTCTTCAATTTCCTCTAAAAAGAAAATCTTAGACGAACCATTAATACCAATGATATTGTCTGCAACTAACCATGGTTCGCTAAAAGATCCACCTGTTGGAAATACTCTTACTCTAATAGTATTTGTGTCAATATCTTGGTTATCAAGAATAAAACGCTGCGACTTAAGTGATGTATTGACAGTATAGGTATTGACTAGTTGTGTACCTTCTCTTACTTCAACATTTTCAAATACAGCAACATTATTTGATACCTGTGCTGTTACATCATCTAAAGTCACATATTGGTAGATATTATTATCATACGAAGCAATAAACCCCGTTCCTTTCTTCAGCAGGAGTTCGGTGTCACTGGTTGGCGTATTATATGTTACATTAAATGATACGTAGGCAGTTGGAGACGTTGCGCTCTTGGGTCTGTATCCTAACTGCTTCGCAATTGCTACCACATTGTCCCTTAAGGTGGCAGAATCGATGAATAGTTCATTGACTACCATATTAGCGTTAAACGCCGTATAGTAGGTGTTATAGGCAAGTGTATCGATTAGCGTCGATAACGCACTACCTTCAAAGTCATAGTCAGTAAAATCTGACTGTGCTCTGAGATATTCTTTCAGAGCAATCTTAATATCTTCAAAGTCTAAGTTAGCAACCTGAGTATAAGGCATTATCGTGTACGCTCTAGAAAGAATTCTACTGCTACTGGTGCGTCGTCTCTACCTACAATCGTATACGACATCTCAACTTCATATCCATTATTCAGGTCATCTGGAGTGCAACGAATACTGTCAATAGTAATTCTTGGTTCGTATCGATTCAGTACATCTCTGATCTCTGATCGGATAATACCAGCACTACCATAATCTAATGGTTCGAACAATACATTCTGAATACCACACCCCAACTGAGGTTGAAATGGTCTTTCTCCTTTCCTAGTAAGAAGCAAGGCAGTAATCGCCTGAACGATAGCTGCCTTGTCTTTCACTGTTACCAGATCATCTGATACAGGATGCTTCTTAAAAGTAACACTCAAATCCTTGAATGTCTGAAAGGTCGGCATTTAGACACAGCAATAGGCTGTTTCTATTTATTCACTCGTGCCAACGCTCTACAAAGTCATCAAATCCACCTGCTCCTCCACAAGGGCGTTCTAGGCGATCTTCTGGTAGTGGATATAGTTCTTCCTTCATTTTTGATCTACGACGCTTCGCAGCGGCATCTAGAAGGCGATCACTGTCCGTTTCCGTGATCAGTGTCATTCCTTCTTCGATAAACTCTTCAGATTTATCGACTGGAAATAGTCCCATCGTTCTTCTCCTTAGGTGTTTGCCAGAAATAATCATCGGTGTCTCCAAGGCGTCCCCAGTCTGTTCCGTTCTCAACTTGGTATTCTATAGTCGATACCTTGAAATCGGGCACCTGTGGCGTCTCTGGTGTAATAGAGAGATCATACAAACGCATCCTGTTATTAGGATACAATCCAAACTGACCATTCTCTAAAGCTACACAATTATGTGATTTGTGCTCTTGTGGCACTTCACTGACGTTATTATCTATCACGTCAATATTTGCATGGTAATTATCAAGTGTAAACAAATACTGACCCTTAACAAAACCATGGTCTCGTGTATAGACTTCACAGTCCATAGATGAGACAAAACCTTTGTTGATACAAACTACACCATAGTCCATACAATTCCAAAATTGTAGATTCTCCAAACTCATGTCTATGACTGGGGTTTTGGGAAATCTTAGAAATGCGCTAATAGGAAGTTTGTCATACATTGCCCCATACTGAGGTAAGTATGTTTCAAAATAAAAAGCGCGTCCAGGTATAGACTTTGCTGATACCCAGACGCCTTCCACAAACTCCCCATGACCATCTTGGTGATCTCGTAAATATTCTTTACGTACCCAAACTTTTTCAGCAGGAAGATTGCAGATTAAATTCACTTACCTTGACCCCTGTATGGCTTTCGTGCTTTGTTACGACTAGTAGCAGCGTACTTTGTATGCTTACCACATCCTTGACGAGTATTCTTGGGATGAGACTCAATAACTTTTTGTCCACTAAGACCAACTTTGCTTCTTGCCATAATTCAAAAATAATTGACTTTGTTATTATACCACACTCAACTGAAAAATACCGTGAAACTCGGTAAAAACAGACAAGCGTTGCCATTTGTAATCTGTGCCCCCACTGGCGCAGCAGGTTTACCATTGATCATAACCCTACCAGGAGTGCCTATAATCGTCTCTGGGTGTGCTGGGAATGGTGGAATAGGTAAAATGTGCTCTTCGGAGATATCACCGATCCTGTGGGCAAATCTACCGTTGATCTTTACATTCTCGGAATATGCCACACCAGGAGTATTGAACGTTAATGGAGTATGGATATCATGTGTTCCATACCATCCTTGCCCTGCTAGTCCAAATGGTTTCATGATACGCTAGATGGTGGTAGATAATCTGGGTTATCGAGTTTATTTATCCCTGCCCTAGCAAGATGATAATCAAATCTCTTACTAGCAAGGTCACCATTGTACCTTACTGGCCAATAGAAATACCAAATATTATTGGTTAAGTTACTACCAAATGACTCAATACCAGATCTTGCATAGTCCTGTAACGTCAATGCGGTCTCCCCTGGTATTGGATCAGGTACATTGATCGTTGTACATGATACCTTAATAGTAAAAACAATTGTATCAAGTCTACTAGGACGCATCGCAACCAATCCTGCCTTTGGATTGTCTCCTATCCATCTAGTAAAGAAATTCCAGTAGTCATTTCCAAATGTCTCTGCTTCTGTCTTGTCACTACTGATCACCCAGTTCTGATAGTTCTCTGCTGGGTATTCACTTCGACTCCATCCATTGACACCACTTTCTTTTGGATACCCTTCTTCATTGTCATCAATAAACACTAATTCACCTTCCGCCCCGCGAGGCAGTTCGGCGCTTCGGCGTATCCAGGCACCATCCTCTCGAATCCTTACCATCTCATAATCATCTGTAGGTAAGTGCTCCTGACCATAACTCTTATGATTCACTAAGTGTAACTCAGTATCATAGAATCCATACTCGGAGACGTACCCACTAATCTCAGAAATCCCCACATACCCTAAAAATAAGGCAGGTGGCACCGCATTGTTGCGTACAATGATGCCAGGGTCTATAGAATCATTCTGAACGTTTGTTCCTGCCCCAGGACTAACCTTCCCCCACCCATCCTTGACTGCCTCACTATGTCTGATAGTGCTATCGTCAAACTCAGGGATCTCGTCGGGATCGTCAGGTTCCCGAGGCCATAAGTCAATTCTCTCGATGCTCGTCTCGGTGGTGACAATTCTCTCGTCTTCGAAGACAGGAACCATCCAAATCTGAGATGGTTCGATTTCCTCCCATGCTAACCAGGGCGGTGTGTCATTCTGAAAGATCCCATCTAAAAGATCATCAATAATACTCTTACTACTCTTCGGATAAAATCTCCCAGCATAAAAAGGTACTCCACTCTTCTCGGTGAGTAGATCAACCTTTCTACGATCCGTCCCCTCTATGGGTCCTATACCGCCCATGGAGGGTGCTAAAACGTTTATCCAGGGTACTGCCATCCTACACTGCCTTTGCGACCTTTAGAAGGTCATTCTTGATGCCTTCTACGTTATTGTGAAGATAATCTAGAGTATCTGACAATGTTTCGTAATCTTTCCCTGTGGGGCGTCTATACGCTAATGTCGGTCTCTCCAAGAGATTCACCCTCTGTTCCAGACTCTCCAATCTCTGCAACAACACTAGGAGTTTCTCCTCCAAGTTTTGCTGTAGCTGCTCTAATGACTTCTCCATTATTTGTATCTCCTTTATTGAAGGCTTCTGCTGCTTTCGACTCGAACGCATCGCAGAATTCATCGAAATGACTCAGAATCGTCTCAAAATTCTCAAAACGGTTTTCCATGATTTTTTTCTGGGCGAATTTTTTTATTTTCCGAGGTTTTCAAAAACCACTTTTCAATAATATTTATCGGTCGTCTGGATACTTTTGTAGGTTAGGAGGGACCCATGAATTTCGCTTGGCGACCCTTTCTTACATTTAAGGGGGGCAATTAACTGTCCCCCCGTATACCTTACTGTCAGGCGCTAAGTGTAACTAATCTCCTCGCAATGTGTCGTGCTGTGTGTTCCTTTGGTCTGTAGGGGATAGTCATCACATTGCCTGATTTGTGTACCCATTTCTCATGCTTACCCCCATTGCGTTCTTTAATCCAACCGTGGGCAAGTGCTAAGCGTTTGAGTTGTTTGTCAGTCATGGTGTTGATGTAAAGAATGAGTCAAAGATCTGCCATCATTTCATTCATCTCATCGGCATCAATGTTCACGTTGTCCCACTCAACACCGTCGCCAGTTTGACCG